GAACAAGGTGGGATGGGTTATCCTGAATGGACTAAAGTATGTATAGAGCATTAATATGTTAACAACTAAACGAGAAGAGTTCGATTACAATATGTCGTGGCTACATTGGCTATGGGTACAACGAGGAAGCACTCATAAGGAATATCTAGATTATATTCATATGGTGTGGCAATTAACTGCAAGCTTGGAGAGAAATGAATGTTCCGCTTTATGATATGGTTTATTATCCCTGTACTAGTTTCCTGTTCTATACTTACTAAGATGCTCCCCGATTTAGTCGGGGGAAGTAAGGGTGGTATTAATACGGAACTGGTAGTAGGAGATAAAGAACAAGTGGTAGGCTCTAACTTGGATGTTAAAGCAAATGAAGTAGGGAAGGTTGTTGGCAATAGCGATAACTCCGTGAATGCACAAGGAGCCGCAGAAGTTCAAGTAGTAAACAACCACGAGTCCATGCTGTTAATTATTCTTGCTATCCTCGGATGGATGCTTGACACACCCAAGACATTATGGAATAGGTGGAGAAACAGAAACAAAAATATGTTATAATACTTGACATACCAATTAATTAAAAGGAAGCCTCATGAGCTTTAAAATAAACTATAAGGGTACTCCTTGTCGGGGTACTCTATTTCTTTATGTATGTGAGTGTGGTCATGAACAAGATGCAGTACATCCTGCATCAGAGGAACCTCATGTACCTTGTGATGAATGTTCCCGACCAATGAAAAAGAAACTAGTAGCACCAGCATTAGACGCTGACTTACATCAACGTATGCTGACACAAAATATTGGATGGAGGGATGATATATGAGAACTAGTAAAATCTTACAACCCTGTCCCTCTCCTGAGGAACTGGAACAACCTGAACAACCCATAGTAGATAAACAATCCCTACGTCCAAAGACAGGGGATGATTTACCTATTGATAAAGTATTTGTTAATACAACTCAAGCCATGTTCTATGAGTATCGTTACTCTACTACATGTGAAACACAACCACCATTCTGCTTAAAGCCTTATGACTTTGAAGCTCACGGTATAACCTATCGCTCCATGTATTTAATTTATATGTCATGTGATAGTGAGTATGAAGCAGCAATCAAAATTCTTGGCAGTTATCCACACTGGCAACGACTAGCTAGTACCAATTGGTTTAATGAACACCTATCTAAATGGAAGGAAGAGATGTCCTTGCGTGAAGATGCGCTTGCAAAAAGCAAGCTGGTAAGCTTAACGGAACGAGGTAATGTTACAGCAGCCCGGACATTATTGTCCACGGCTCCTAAGTCTGTAGGCAGACCTAAGAAAGCAGGGACGCGTAAGAGTGATACTAAAGATGAGTCTGACCTAGATGCCATGCTTAGTAGAACACATGCAGCAAACGCAAATGTAACTTTACAATAAGGTGTAATAATAATGGAAGACTTACTACTACAGGTTGGAGGAGCTGCCCTAGTTACAGGGTACTTCGCTTACGTAATACGTGCGTTGTCAAAGCAGGTAGCTAACATGGCAAAAGAATACTACACTAAATCAGAAGTGGATAGTATGATTGTGCTTAGATTAGCACCGACTAATGTAACCCTAACCGCTATCAAGGATGATATTCACGATATCAAGCAGAAGCTTAATAATGGCAAGGGTTAGTACGAAGCAGTCGAAGCTAGAGGAGCTACAGCAGAGATGCTATGACTCACTCTACGCTTTCGCCTGTGCTGTTGAACCACATCGTGTGTGGGGAGATTGTCACAGAGACTTATTTGAATTTTGGGAACAGTCAGATATCCGAGACATGGATAACACATTGGCTCTTATGCCACGTGACCATCAGAAGTCTCACGCTCTAGCTGTTCGTTGTGTATGGGAAATATACAAGAACCCTGCGATAAGTATTATCTACTTGTCTGCAACATCTGGCTTGGCTGAGCGCCAGCTATTAGATATAAAGAACATAATGGAGTCACGTTTCTTTAGACGTTTATCCCCCGACATGATACACAAAGATGAGGGTAAACGGGCTATGTGGAATACGAAAGAAATTTCCGTAGACCACCCCCTCCGTGAGGCTGAGGGTGTGCGTGACCCTACTGTCGCTACGTGCGGCTTGACTACGAATACAACTGGTTGGCATTGTATCTTCCTAGCGAAAGATGATGTCGTAGTTCCAGACAATGCTTATACCATTGAAGGACGCAAGAAGGTAGCTAGTGGGTGTTCCCAGTTTGCTTCTATCTTGACAACAGGTGGTAAGGAATGTGCAGTAGGTACTAGGTATCATCCTAAAGACCACTACGCTACATTGAAACACATGATGGAGAACGTCCATGATGAAGAGACAGGGGACATATTAGATACCCGTCCTGTGTATGCAGTGCATGAACGTCAAGTAGAAACCGATGGTGTATTCCTTTGGCCTCGTGCTGGACGTAAGAGTGATGGTAAACTATTTGGCTTTAACTGGGCTGAGCTAGCTCGTAAGAAAGCTAAGTATGAAGATACCTTACAGTTCTTTGCTCAGTATTATAACAACCCTAATGATTTAGAAAACCGTGTACTTGAACGTGGCAACTTCCGTTATTATAAACGGGAACACATTCAAATGGTACGGGGTCAGTGGCATTACAGGGAGAGAAGACTCAACGTATATGCTGCTATGGATTTTGCATTCAGCTTAACTAAACGTGCTGACTGGACATGTATTGTAGTGTTCGGAGTTGATTGGGAGTTCAATGTTTATGTATTAGATATTGTTCGTTTCAAAACTAAGAAGGCATTGACTTACTTTAGTAACTTAAAAGATATGATAGTTAAGTGGGAGTTCAATCATGTGCGTGCGGAAGCCACACAAGCACAGGCTGTACTAGTTGAAACATTAAAGGACGATATATCCTCTGATGGATTACATTGTAGAATAGAAGCACACACGCCCCACAAGGGACTTGGTGTTAAGAAAGAGCGCATTGATGCAGCCCTAGTTCCTAAGTATGAAGGTGGTAAAATTCTTCACTACAAGGGTGGCTTATGTCTATACCTCGAAGAAGAAATATTATTAGATAACCCTCCGCATGATGATATCTCAGATACATTTGCCGCAGGCTTATCAGGGGATAAGGTACGTAAACCCCGTAGACCTACTAAGGATAATGAAGAGATGAATATGGTATTAAAAACTCACAGTAGATTCGGAGGAGTGTTATGAGTAAGACCAATGTACATTCCCTTATGGGGGAGATAACTCCTGATACTATTGCCGAAACAATTATGGTAATGGATGCTGACTTTAGGAATGCTCGTGTCTCTTGGGAACAAGAGATGCAGGAAATTAAAGATTACAAGTACGCCACATCTACCAACACTACTACAGCTGGTGATAATGGTTTTAATAATAGTACTACGATTCCTAAGATGTCACATATCGCTACCAACTTAAAAGCAAACTATGAAGCACATTTGTTTGGAGACCCCAACTGGATACAGTTTGAGGCATTTGATAGTGATGCTGCATCTGAAGAAGCACGCAGCACATTAGAAGCATACGCTCGTACTAAGGCTCGACGTAAAGATTATGAGAGTATCCTAGGTACATGTGTTGATACATGGATTGATTCTGGTGCTACCTTTGCTAGACAGAAGTATGTTAGTGAAACCTACACAGCAAGTGATGGTCAGCAGAAGCCTCTATATCAGGGCACAGTGATTGAAAAGATATCCCCTAATGATATCTCCTTTGATGTTACAGCTTCCTCGTGGAAGGCTGCTCGTAAAATCGTTCGCACTATGTACACCTTAGGGGACATTGCTCAAGAGGTTAAAACTAATCCTGACAGTGTATTCACTAAGGAACATTTAGACAACTTACGCGCAGCTAGACAGGCTGTACGCAACAGTGGTATCACAGCAGTTCCTAATAGTGGTATTAAGTGGAAGGATATGTCTCTCACTAAAGCTGGCTTTGGTACTATGCTTAACTACTTGAAGTCAGATACTGTGGAAGTATTAGAATTCTTTGGCTCTCTGTATATCCCGGCAACTGGAGAACTATTGGACAACTACAAAATTGTAGTGGTTGATAGGCGCTTGACTATCTATCAAAAGCCTTTAACGTCTCCCACTGGCTCACAGTACTTGTACTATTCAGGCTGGGAAGATAGACCAGACAACCTAATGGGTATGTCTCCATTGGCACGTTTAGTTGGTATGCAGTACAAGCTTGATAAGTTAGAGAATATGCGTGCTGATGTCTTTGATAGAATTGTACATCCTCCTATCGTTGAGATAGGTGATGTGGAATTTCACGGTGTGCGAGGTGCACCGGGTGGGCGTTACGTTGTAGCTGACAGTGGTGACGTTAAGCAGTTGAAGCTGGATGCTACCATTCTAAATGCTGACTTCCAGATATCACAGACAATGCAAATCATGGAAGAGATAGCAGGTAGTCCACGTAACAACTCCGGGTTTAGAACTCCGGGAGAGAAGACTAAGTTTGAAGTACAGTTCTTGGAGAACGGAGGCAATCGTATCTTTAGAAACAAGACTAATAAATTTGAACGTGAATTTATTGAGCCTATCTTAAATGATATGATTGAACTGGGTAGACTTAACCTAGGGGAAGTTGATTTAGTTTCCACTGAAGGCACTGAGTTCAATACTACTAAATTCCTTAATATATCTCGTAGTGATTTAGATGTTAGTGGTAAGCTTAGAGCGCGTGGTAGTCGTTTGTTTGCAGAGAAAGCTAATGCTCTACAGAACATACTAGGTATACTAACTTCTGGCGCTAAAGACATGATTGCACCACACGTATCTACTGTTAAATTAGCACAAGCATTAGAATCCCTTGCGGAAATTAAAGAGTTTGGTATAATTACTCCTTACATAGCAATACAAGAACAACAACAAGCTCAAGGCTTGGCTAATCAGTCATCACAGAAGACAGGCGAAGCTGATGCAGTTAATGCATTGCCTCCTGTAGAAAGTGATGATGATGTTGAGGAACAGTAGCAATAGGACATGACCCATGAGAACATTGCGTATCATAAAGAAGTTAACATCCTTAAAAAACTTAACTCCCTCGGAAGAGAGGGGCTTAGGTTTAATTTTAAATGAAAACCCTGCTGTAATAAAAGTACTAACAGATTACTTAATAGCACAACTGGAGATTATAAACATTAAGTTGAATAATCCCAAGGAGTTATACGACCATGGAAGGGGAAGTGAATATGCTGCATGTGTCTTAGCAGAGCGCGCAGCCCAAATGAAACTACTAACTATCTTGACCGATAAGGTAGAAATACTTGACGAAGACCCCGGAGAAGTGTAAAATGAGTACAGACAATAAAGTTTTTGGTGAGAATGAAAATCAGAATGAGAACGCAAACGTGACAAGCGCAGACGCTCTTAAACTTTTAGTTGGTGATGGTGCAAAGTACAAGACTGTGGAAGACTTGGCGCTAGCAACATTACATGGACAAACACACATTGCCACCTTAGAAAAAGAGAATGCAACCTTTCGGGAATCATCCTCTAAGCAGTCAAGCATAGAAGATATTCTTGCTGCTGTAAAAAATCAACAGGTAAATCAAACTCCTGTAGTTGACGATAATCAGCTTCTTGCCGACCAGCAGAAACCTGACTCAACTCCAGTAGATATTGAAGCAACCGTAGCAGAGATGTTAAACAAGCGAGACTCAGCCAATAATGCAACCGCTAATGTAGCAGCAGTACAAGCCGCATTATCTAATGCACTGGGTGATAACGCTGGTAGCATCTTTACTAAAAGAGGTGAAGAACTGGGAATGGATTTGGATGCCCTCTCAGCTAGTAACCCTCAAGCAGTTATTAAACTTGTACTCCAGCAACGACCTGCTGCACATCAAGATGTTAATCTTCCTCCGAGTAACTTTAGTGGCAACCTAGAACAGACAAATGCTGTAGGTGATTTAAACCACGAAGCTATTCAAGTGATGTTCAAAGCAGGCACTATCAAGCGCCACCAAAAAATTCAGATGGAGAACGAGCAACTTACCAAATTAGGGAGTGCCCGTTACTGGAATAAAAAATAGGATAATAATATGCCCGGTAATAATGTACAAAATACTGCCTCTCTGGTACGCCCAGAGTTATGGCAACAACAACTAGAGGAGATTCTTTACGAACAACTCGTAGGAATTCCATTCTCACGCCAGATTGATTTCCCTGATGGTGCATCATTTACGATGCCATCTATCGGTACTCCGACAGTGCGTGACTTCCCCAACGGTGCAGAAGTAACCTTCGATGCAATCGACACTGGTGAAGTAACAGTAACAATGAACGACCCTGTAATCGCAGCTAACTCTCTTGCTGAAACCTTACTAGAAGATAGTATGTGGGCCAGTGAATTACTAGCAGCTATTCCTATGGGACAAGCAATAACAATTGCAGAACGTTTTGAAACCGATAACCTTGCATTATGTATGCAGCAGTTTAATGGTACTAACGACTTAAACAAAATTAACAACGTAGCACATCGTAAGATTGCTTCTGGTACTAACCAGACCATTGACGTTAAAGATTTTGCTTTCGCTGGTTATTCATTACAAATGGCTAAGGTGCCACGTAGTAACTTGATTGCTATCGTGCATCCTTCTGTAGCGTATGCATTAGAAACACAGACTAACCTGTCTAACGTGAGCAACAACCCACAATGGCAAGGCATTATCGAAACTGGTATTGCTGAGAACCATCGTTTCATTCGTAACGTATATGGCTTTGATGTTTATGAGTCTACTCTGTTACCTGAAATGAATGAGACCATTGATGGTAAGACTACTACTGCTGGTGTAGCTAACCAGTTCATGTCATTAGCACGTCCCGGTATCTTACCGTATGTGTTAGCATGGAGACGTATGCCTAGCCTTATCAGTGAGTTTGATAACAAGTTACATGAAATTCAGACGCAGACCACAGCCCGGTGGGGTACTGGTTTAGTGCGTGACGAGAACTTAGTTGTCATCGGTTCTGATATCGACCAAGTAGTATAGGAGAATAATTTATGCCACGTATCGCAATTACTGCTGGCCCCACAGCTGGCAACAAGCGTAGAGCAGCCACTCATTATGGCCCTCGACCTATTGAAGAATTAGCAGGTAGTCGTTATGCCGGAAGTCAAGGTGTTAAGAAATTAAACTTTACTTTCAGTCATGACAGCTTACCTGTACATGATTTAGACCTTTTAGTACCCGTACTTCCGGCTAACTGCCGGATTATGAAAGCAACCCTACGAGTGCATGAAGCATTTGCAGGAGGTACATCATACGACATCGGTTTAGTAGAACCTGATGGCACGGCAGTTGATGCCGCTGGTATTGATGACGATATCTTGCTTGCAGCCATTGATACAGTTGGTGAAACTGTATTGTGTAATGGGGCTTTAGTTGACAACTTACTTGGTATCGGTGTTGCCGCTGCTAACGTAGAGGTTGTTGCTACTGGTACATTCACAGCAGGTAAAGCTACGCTAGAAGTAGAATTTGAAGAGTTACAAGCACGCTAGGAGCATAGCCTAGTACGAATAACTAGGGAGCCTCGCGCTCCCTTTTTTATTAAAGGAATTAAGTATGACATTACATAAAGATGCCGACCAAGCAAACATGCATGAGCCTAAGGGCCAAGCATTATTAACAGGTGGTGCCAGTGATGTAGGTAAAGTGAATGCTAGTGATGGTGCTGGTGCTACCTACAGTAACTCGTAAGCTACTACGTACAGAATTAGCAGACGTATTTGAACACTATGGGCAATTAACTATTAGTAACAATGCAACTGTGTTATCACTAACTGCCGCAGTAGATAGCACATTAGCTACCAATACTGACTACACAAAAGTAACAGGTATTTATGACGCTATTCCTCATGGGGAGCAGCACGGAATAACACAACAAGCAGACAGTTTAACCATAACACAAACAGGTGTTTATCACGTGGCTGTATGGGCTGATTTGTCTTCTTCACTAAACTCTACTACTACAGCTTTTAAGTTTGCTGTTGATGGTACTATAGCTTTAGTACGAAGACCCAAAAACTTCATGCGTAATGTAGGGGAGTTTCATAATATGTCTGCTCATGGTATTGTTATGTTAAATGCAGGACAGGTAGTAGATTTACAGATTGCTAGTGACCTTACAGCTGATATAACTATAGAAGATTTAGTATTCACATTAGACTTACTACGTGCAGTATAGGGGAACAACATGGCTAGACAAAAAGGTGTTGATGCTAAGATACAGGTAACACGTGGTTTTGTTACTGAATTTACTCCTATAGCTTTTCCTCAGGAAGCTGCTATTGATATTGATAACTGTGTTATTGATACTGATGGTAGTGTGAGGCGTAGACCGGGTATAGATTTAGAGCAGCAGTTTATAATGAATACCATTAATGGTGCTGTGTTAACAGACGCAGAAATGGATACGTATGCCTTCTCCACAGGCTTATGGGAGAGTGTAGGTAACTCAGGTACACTGAATATCGTAGTACAACAAGTAGGCACAATCCTACAATTCTTTGCTCAGATTGGCACAGTATCTAAAAATCTTTTAGGTGAGGTGGATTTAACTCCTTATGCTGTAGATGTAGCTGAGGTAAGAATTAACATCGTAGCTGCCGCCTCTGGACTAGGGGATTTATTTGTTACAGGTAAATTTCTTAATCCGATACAAGTATCCTATGATGGTGCTGCATTCACAGTTACACCTACCGATATCCGTATCAGAGATTTTGATGGCCTAGATGATGGATTGGCAATTGATGAACGTCCTGATACCTTAGG